TATAAGGAGGATATACACATGGCAAATAAGGTTACTGGTAGAACAGATACTAGTGGTGCATTGACTACTGCTCCTTCTATTTTGAAGAGTATCCTCGTAGTCGGCACTAAGAAGGAAAATTCTACTACCGAAATCGAAGAGAACACAATTTTTGGCATCACTGGTACTGCAGATGCAAAGGCAATATTTGGTGACAATGCAGTTGTTGAGAAGATTGTTAAGGTACTCATCCAGAATGGTGCTGATTACATCAATGGTATGATTCTTGGATCTTCTGAGACAGCAATGGCTGATGCACTTGAAGCATCAATGTCAGACAAGTCAATCAAGGTTATTATTACCGAGGATAATGATGCTACAACAATTGCAGCATTAAAGGATCACCTTACATTATGTGAGAATAATGACATGTTCAGATATGGTGTTATCGCACCTACTGAAGAAGCATCTGCAACACAGACTACACTGGTTGCATTTGCTGAGACTGTTGATAGTGACAGAATCTTCATTCCATCAACTCTTCCAACACTTAATGGCACAGTGGTAGATCCACAGGTTGCAGCCGCAGGACTTGGTGCTTTGATTATGACGGAAACAGATGATCCTGCACTTCCTATGAATGGTGTATCAATGGCAGGATTCTCTGGATTAACTCGTACAATGCTTGAGAGTGAAATGAAGATTCTTGCAAATAATGGTATCACACCGTTATATCTTGAAGGTACTGCTCCTACTGTATATAGATTGGTTACATCTTGTGTAACAGATGAATCTAATCATACTATCTGGCAGGAAGGTACTACAAGATTCATTGCGGACTATGTACTTGAGAATAATGAGAATATGCTTCGTGCTAATTACAAGAGAACAAAGAATGTTGCTCGTATCCTTAATGCGATTAAGGGTGACATTAAGATCAATATGGAGAAGTTTGAAGCAGCAGAAATTATTGAGAACTGGGATGAATCAACACTTACTGTTGTAAAAGATCCTAGCGATCAGTATGGTGCACTTGTTGACTATGAATTCGATGTAGTAACTCCATTGTACACAATCACAATTACACAGCACCTAAAATTATAGTGTCACAGTGACAAAGACATGAAGAGAGCCTACGATTTATTCGGAGGTGATCGAATGGTTAGATGGAAAGATACTGAATATTTTATTACAGAAGATGGAAAGGTATGGTCAGAGAAATCGCAAAGATTTCTTAAGCCACAGAAACATAAAAGAGGTTACTTAGCAGTTACTCTTAGATATGATGGTCATTCACACGTCGAATTGATCCATAGGATGGTGGCTAAGACATTTGTACCTAATCCTAATAATCTACCAATGGTTAACCATAAGGATGGTAATAAGCACAATCCAAAGGCTAGCAATTTAGAGTGGGTTACCCCATCTGAAAATGTTCGTCATGCAATAGAAAATGGACTATTACGTGTAACACCATCCTATGGCTCAGCCAATGGTAATGCAAAGAAAGTTGAGGCTTACACAGATAACGAATCATTAGTATTTGATACCGTTACTGAAGCATCAAAGGCATTAGGAATTAATAGATCAGCGATAAGTAGATGCCTAATAGGTAAAAGTAAATCGTCTGGAGGCTATAAGTGGAGATATTACACGAAGCTGTAATTTAAAATTATAGTGTTACAGTAACAAAGACATGAAGCTGTAATATTAAGAATAGGAGGAATTGAAATATGGCATATAATGCACCTATCACTGGTATTAATATTACGACCAGTAATGATATTTTCATTGAGGTATCTGGTAAGCGAATTGCAGGTGTACAGTCCTACTCAACCAAGTACAATAAGGATACAAAGCCTGTAGATGTATTTGGTCAGGATGTTCCAATCGGATACCTTAAAGGCAAGAAGAAATATACTCTTGATCTTTCTAGAGTTTACCTTGAGGATACTGCGGCAAATGATGGTGTAGATTTCTACAGCCTTGCTGATAACCAGTTCAACGTGGTAATCATTAAGAATGGCAAGAGAGTAACATATGGTGATTGCATTGTTACCGATGTTAACGAAGATGGCTCACTCAATGATAAGGTTGTCGAGAAGATGACCATTTCAGCACTCACTCGTAAGGTAGGTTAATAAGGAGGTATAAGTCATGGCTGGTGATATTTCTTATCTTAAGAGAATGAGGACTGGACAACGTCCGCACGAAACTGTCACTCTCGGTAATGGGAGTGACTCTTTCGATGTTGAAGTAGTTCTCTTATCTAATGATGAAATGTTAACAATAAATGAGCAGGTAGAAGAGAGATACCATACAGAACGTAAAATCGATGCCGATGGTAGAGAACAGATTATTACTGATGCTAAGGATAATGGTAAGAATCGTACATTGTATTATAACAGATTGTTATGCTATCATTGTATGAGACTTCCAGATGATATTAATGTAAAAGTTGCAGCATCAGAGGAAGAGGTTGGAGAGTTATTAGACCTTGAGGATATCCAAAGGGTTTGTGAGAAATATAATGAGATTCTCATAAATAAAGCACCTAAGCTTGAGATATTAAAGGAGGAGGATCTTGAAGCATTAAAAAAGTATTTAGAGGTAACCCCGTTGAGCGATTTAAGTACAGTATTGCTCGTACATTTAAAGTCCTGCCATCAGACCCTTCTTTCAGAGAAATGTCTGACGAGCAATGGCTCTGGCTCTTTGTCAACCAAAGCATAGATAGTGATGAGAAGTTTGAATCTATGTGCCCAGATTGCCAGAATGAGGTTACCTCTGGAGTTAAAAAATGTATCAGATGTGGTAAGGAAGTCAATGGTGGAGATTCATTTGTAAATCCAAATTTTGATATCGATAAGTACAACAGACTTGCAGGTATCATTGACGATGATGAATATGATGAACCACAGAGGTCACCATTGGCTGAAATGATTGAAAGACTACACAATGGTACTGATGAAGAATATGAAGATGAGGAGATATTATCAGATGAATTTGAAGAAGAGGAAGGAGATGAATAGTTCATATGGCTGATGAAAGAGTTTTAATAGAAATTGAAGCAGAGGACAACGCATCTTCGAAAATTGATAAAGTCTCTAGTTCTATACAGAATCTCGGTACCTCTACCAATAATCTTGGTAGGGGTACTGGTGTATCCGAGTTCTTAAAGAGTTGGGAGCGGGGATTACACAAATTCAATAGTACGATGCGACAGTACAATGCTACAATGTCTGGTATTAATAATTTTACAAAGAGGATATTGAAAGATGCAGGTGCGGCAGTATGGGATTTTACCACAGATTCTGTTGAAGCATATACAGAGTTTACAGAGCAACATGCTAAGGTACTCGGAGTTATGGCTAATCAGAATGAATATAAAATTACTTATGATGATAACCTTGATGAAATATCAGCAAAGCAACAGAGATTCTTAGAAGATGCAAATAGACTTAAGTCACAGTCAATACAATTAGGTACATATGGTATAGATGCACAAGGTTCTTTGATGGATATAAGTTCAGTATCAGTAATCCAAGAAGAATTATTGAAATCTGGTGTAAGTTCACAGGATATATTGTCTACCGATATTGTACAACAGTTAATGAAGTTCTCAATTGGTAACGATTTAAGTACAACAGAATCTGTAGAATTTGCAGTTGCACTTGGTAACCAGTTTGGTATTAAACCTCAAGATTGGGGTGATATGCTTGATAAGGTTGCACATACTGCCGATGTATCAGTTATTGACGTAGCAGATGTTGTACAATCAATGAAATATGCAGGTGGTATCACAGCAGGTCTTGATAGACCACTTGAGGAAACACTTGCAGAGATTGCAATACTTGGTAACTTTGGATTAAAGGGTTCACAAGGTGGTACTGGTATCCAAGCATTACTGACAAGATTATTGACACAGGATGCTACAGTAATAACAGATGCACAAAAGGAAATAGCACCGAAGAGAGCACTTAAAGCATTTTATGATTTCAGTAAGTTTGCAAAATCAGATGGTAGTGGACTTACATATGATCAGATTGCAGGTGCTAAATCATATGAAGAACTTGGTCAATTAAGTGGTAACCTCAGACCTATGACAGAGATAATTGATCAGATGAATGAGGTTATGTTAGAACTTAATGATGAAGAGCAGGCATGGTTTGCTAAGAAATTCTTTGGTTTATACCAAATGAAAGCCGCATATGGATTACTTAGTGGTGATGAAACCGATTTGCAAGCCGTAATTGATGAGATTACTATGCAGTCTGGTGGAACAAATGATAATAAGTATAGTCAGTTACTTGAATCTTCATATGGTAGAAAAGAAGCATTTGCTAACTTAATACAGGGTATTAAAGTAGACTTTGGTGAGAGATTATCGCCATTTACAGATAAGATTTATGAAGAGTTAACCAAATTCTTATCAGATCCTAATAATTATGAGATAGATTTTGAGGAATTAAGACAGGCACTTCAGGATTCATGTGATCTTATTGAGGAGAAATATGGTACTGCCATTGCTAATGCAGTTGAGAATATTGGTGATCTTAGTATTGACTTAACACAGGTTATGACAGAACTTGGACCAGATATTATTGAAGGTGTTACTAAGATGTTGGGTTCTGCTACCGAAGGTGATATAATTGGTCTTATTACCGATTGGGGTGAAATGATTGACAACATGCATGCATCAGCAGATGAATTACCAGAGGATTTGCAGGGATTAGCACATGGTATTGCAAATGTAATAGACTGGTTTGGTAAATTAACGGCACTCAATGTTGCCACAGAAATTGCTGAATTAATATCCTCTGTATTGCAGATATTGACTATTGCAGGTGGAGCAATTATTAATGTTGCAGGTGCAGTAGTTGTAAATGGTGCAGGTACTGGTGGTGCAGGCGGAGCAGGTGGCGGTGCAATAGGTACTGGTGGTGCAGGCGGAGCAGGTGCAGGTGCAGGTGCTAAATCTGTATTATCTGGTGAATCTGTTGTTGGATCTGCTGACGATGTAGCTAAAGCACTTGGCACATCTGCTGATGATGTAATTAGAACATTCGGAGAACAAGCATCATATA